GCGCCGATCTGGCCGACGCCAATCTGGCCGACGCCAATCTGGCCGGCGCCAAAGCCGTCATCGACGCGGGCACGCCTGACGGCTGGCGCTGCGTCGGGTGGGTCCGAGACGGCGTTCTTCGGGTCCGCGTGGGGTGCCGCGACAAGACGATCCCCGAGGGTCGTGAGTATTGGTCTGGGAAGCCCGACCGGCGCGAGGTGCTGGCGGCGCTAGATTACATCGAGGCTACGGCCCGTCTGCGCGGGTGGGTGAATGGCGGGGAGGTAGCCTAATGCCGGTCGGGACCCCGATCCCTGCGGAGACGAAGGCCGCGATCATCCGCGACTACGTGGCCGGCGAGAAGCTGGTCGTCATCGCCATGACGCACGGCACGCACCCGCGCTATGTCTCCATCTTGGCGCAAGCTGCGGGGCACGCGCCCCGGCCGGCGGGCGGTGGCCCTCGGATCAAGCCGGAAGTGGTGCGCGCGGTCGTTGACGCATACGCTAATGGCGAGGCGTTGGCGTCCATTACCGAGAGGCTCATGGTTAGCGCCAACACGGTGACCCGGCTTGTCAAGGTAGCTGGCGTGCCCATGCGCCGGAAAAGGATGCCGCGATGATCCGCGCGACAATCGAGTTCGTGGCGATGGGCGCGCTGTTCGCCGTCCTTTACGCCGCGTGGGTTTTTGTGGAGGCCCTGTCGTGATCCGCCGCTTTTTCGCGCTGTTTCGCCGCCGGCCGTCGCCGTGGGCGAACCATCCCCCGCTGAACACCGCGCTTCTGGCCGTTCACATGGCCGATGCCAGCCCTGCGAGGACGATCCGATGACCCTCACCCCCGAACAGGCCGCCGCCCGCCGTGAGGTGCCGGCGTCCTTCGTCCCCGCGCTCATGGTAGGGAACGAGAAGCGCATCACGGAACAGTGGCTTGTGTGCGTCGGTGAGACGGTCGTCGTGGACCTGTCCGATGTGTGGGACGTGCAACGGGGCGTGGCCCTAGAGCCCGCCATCCTCGACTGGCATCAACGCAAGAGCGGCTACGCGATCACCCGCCGGGGCGAAAGCGTCACCCACCCGACCCGGCCCTATGTCAGCGCGACGCTCGACGGGATGCAGACGGCCCTATCGCTGGTCATCGACGCCAAGGCCCCCGGCCGGTGGCGCAAGGTGCCAGACGTGCTGGCCTACTACACGCCTCAAATGGTCGTGCAGCGGGCGTGCGTCGGTGCCGAGGCGGCGGCGCTGCTGGTCTCGTCGGGCGGGGACGAGCCCGAGTTGCACATCCTCGAATGGACGCCCGAGTACGAGGCGGCGGTTTGGGAAAGAATCGACTGGTTCTGGGGCTGCGTGCAGTCGTTCACGCACCCCGCGCCCCCGGCTCCCATTGCCGCCCCGGTGCCCCAGGAGAAGTGGCGCACTGTCAACCTCAACGTCATGCAGGAGCGCGGCGACCCGTTGCCGAATTGGGTCGGCGCGATGCAGACGCACCTCACCTTTTGGGCGAACACGGAAGCCGCCGCGAAGGCCAATCGGGACGCCGCGAAGAACATCAAGGATCTGCTGCCCGACGACGTTGGTAAGCTAATCTGGTCCGACATCGTGGTCAGCCGCGCGAAGAACAACGCGGTTCACATCAAGCTGAAGGATGCTGCGTGATGAACGCCGAAGCCGCCCCGACCGGGCAGATCATCAAGGCCATCTCCGCGATCATGGCGAGTGACATTTACGTCCAGAAGCGCGGGAAGAACCCGTTTCACGGCTACAAGTACGCCACCATCGGGGACCTGCTGGACCGTATCCAGCCCCTCATGGGCGAACATGGGCTGGTCATCTTCCAGCACGAAATCGACCGCGAGTTCATGGACGACGGCCGGGTTCTGGCGGTGCGCTACCAGTTCACGCTGGCGCACTCGTCTGGCGAGACGTGGCCCGAGCGCCCGGTCCACACCGGCATGAGCGGGTGCCGCAACCAGAAGGGCGGGTTTGACGACAAGGCCGCCAACAAGTGCCACACGGCGGCGCGCAAGTACTTCATCCTGGGCCTTTTCCAAGTGCCCACGGGCGAAGACTACCGCGAGCCCGCGCACGACGGCGACGCGGATGGCGATGGCCCGCAGGGGCCGGCCGCGCCCAAGCCCTCGGCCCCGCCGCCGTCGCCGCGCTTGGTGAAGCCGGAACCCACGCCCGACAGGTATCCGCATCGCATCGACGTGCCGGTCCTGAGCGACGGCGAAGGGTCCGACTGGATCGCGTGGGGACAGCGTTACGCCGCCGCCATCAACGGGGCGACGGATGCCGCCGACCTAGAGGCGTGGGTGCGTCACAACGCCGTTGCGATGGGGGGAGTGTCCAAAGCGAACCCGAAGGCGCACGCGCGGCTTGCGAACCTTATTGACCAGCGGCGCATCGCGCTGGCCGAGATGCCCGCCCCCGTCGAGGGCGCGGCCGACACCACCATTCTTGACGCGGGGGATTGAGCCATGGCTATCGACTGGACGAAGCCCGTTCAAACGCGCAACGGGCGGAAGGTGCGGGTGCTCTGCACTGATGGGCCGGACACGCTGCACCCGGTTATCGGTTTGATTGATGGGGGCTTCGACCCGGAGACGTGGACGATTGGCGGGGTGTATGTCGCGAATGTCGCGAATGTCGCCACCTCTAACTTGGACATCATCAACGCCCCCGATCCGCCGATAACGGTGACGCGGTGGGTGAACGTGTACCCGGATATGGAGCGCTTTTACCGCAGTCGAGACGACGCGACGTTTCATCATGGCGTCAACGGGCCGATCGCCTGCGTCCCCGTGTGGATCACGTACCGCCCCGGTGAGGGGCTGGACTGATGGCAACCGACGCCATCCTTGTGCGGCGACCGGACGGCAGCTTTGTGGCCGCCGACCCGGTTTCGTTGGAAGCCTTGGACAGCATCCGGCCGGGGGTGCGCGTGCGGGCGCGCATTACGCAGTCGCGCAACCTCCGTCGCCACCGGATGTTTTGGGCCGTTATGCAGGTCGCATGGGACGCCCAAGGCGGGGAAGGCGGAACGTTCCCCACGCCCGAGGCCATGCACGACGCGATCAAAATCGGACTTGGACTTTACGATACCTACACCGTGCGCGGCCGGGATATCATGCGGCTCAGGTCCACGTCGTTTGACGCCATGGACGAAGCCGAGTTTAGCCGGTGGATGGAAAGTGTGCTGTCCCTAGTCACCGGGCACCTGATCCCTGGCACCGGCCGGGACGACCTCATGGCCCGCGTGGACGATATCCTTGGCGAACGGAGGGCTGCATGACCGCGCAAATCATCGTCCTTGACGATCGCCGCCCGATGCACCGGCCGCTGGTCGAATACTGCATCGGTGACGATGTGGAAAACATCAACGATCCGACTATCGGCGTGGGCACCATCAAGGGCATGTGGTATCTCGGGAACGCCTTGATCGTGGAGGCCGAGTTCGGCCGCGACGTCATCCGCCGGCTGCCCGCGCACTGCTACCGGATGGTGCGGCGATGGGATGGGGGTGTGGCATGAGGCCCCGCCGGATTGAGAAGGAGCCACTGGCTCGGCGGGTCAAGGCGCGCGAAGGCGACAGCGCGGCGCATCTGCGCTTCGTGAGGAGCCTTCCCGACGTGGCCGCCATCGCCATGGGAGAAGACGTTTACGAGCTGCCGGCCGGTGGGGAAGCTCACCACCTTCAAGGGCACGCCGTCGGGCACGCGCTCGGCCGTCGGGTCGAGGATCGGTGGACGATCCCCGTGTCCCGGATCACACACCATTGGCTTCACGTTCCCACGCCCCACCGTCCCGAGGACGGTCCCGCCAATCCGCACGATAGGCTTGCCATGCTTGGCTTCGACCCGATCACGCTGGCCGACCTTCTCTGGCGGCACACTGGCGACGACGAGGCCGCGCGCCGGGCGCTGTACCGGGTGGCGTGGAACAAGGCCACGCCCGAAGCCAGACACATTCTTTCGCGCATGGATGGGGAGACGAAGCGATGAAGATGTACGTGACGAAGTATGCGCTGACCGGGGGCGTGATCCTCATTCCCGTGCGCGAACACAGCCTGTCCGATGATTACGTCTTTGATGGGCGCACGCGGGACTACAACAGCCTCCGCGTCAACCGCGACGCCTTCGCGGACCCGGCTGCTGCACTCGCCAACGCCGAAAAGCGCCGCCGCGACGAGATCGCCTCGCTTCGTAAGCGGATCGCGAAACTTGAGGCCCTGACGTTCACCGTGCCGACCGAGGAGGCGAGGCTATGACTATCGACACGAACTCCGTACCGACTCAACGGGCGTCCGTTGACGCCGCCGAACTTGAAGGTGGCGTCAAGATTTGGTTGACCATTCAAGGCGAGACGTCTCACACCACAATGGCGTGGCGCGCGCCGTCTTGGGACGCGCTGGCCGAAACCATCGACACCACCCCGAGCAGCGAGGTCGCCGCCCTCCTCTCCCGCGCCGAGGCAGCCGAGCGGGAGCGCGACGTGGCCCTCGCACAGGCGCGCTACATCGCGAAAGCACTGGAAGCGGCAGCCAATCATCGCGACGAGGCGCTGGCGCGAGAGGCGGCGCTGCGGGAGGTGTTGGATCGGTGGTATCGCACGGGCTGCCCGGACTGCCGGGGTGACTGCGGAAGTGCCAACCCCCGGTTCACTCTCTGCCTCGTGCGCGAAACTGACGCCGCCCTCACCAACACCCCCGCCGCTGCCGCAGCCCGCGACGCCGCGCTTGTCGAGCGGGGCCGGCGAGAGGGGATTGAGGAGGCGGCGCGGGTTGTCGAGGACGACATGACGCGGCGCGGAGAGCGTCTGTGGGATCACGACTATCTAGCCGGACGCATCGCCGAAGCCATCCGCGCTCTCGCCACCCCGCCCGCAGAGGGAGGCCCCGATGCTCGCTGACCTGATCGCCCGGCTGGAGGCCGCGACTGCTGAAACGCAGAGCAACGACCTCTTGTGGGTTGTGGACGCGCTCAAGCTGCCAGCGAGGGAGCATTTCCGTATCATCCGCCTCATCCTGTCGGGCGCGTTCCTCGACGCCGCCCTGACGCTGGTCCCGGAGGGGGCCGACGAAGAGGTGTACTTCAGCCCGCGCGAGAAACCGCATAGGCGAGGATGCGCGGTGCTGACGATTAGCCGTCAGGTATACGCGGCGCACGCCGCCACCCCCGCCCTCGCCATGTGCATCGCCGCGCTCAAGGCGCGTGCCGCCGACGGAGGCCCGCGATGACCGGCGACGTGACCACCCACGCGACGATCTACCTCCAGCCCGCGTGCGCGGACTGTATTCGGACGCTGGAGGACAACGGGGAGGGGCGTCTGTGGTGTGAAGACCCACAGGACGAGTGCCCGACGTGCGGACGCCCGTGGGTCCGCTACGACCTGTCGGCGACGCAGATCAAGATCAGCGAGGAGGAGGGGGAGCCATGACCGACCTGAAGTGCCCGGCGTGCGTGATCCGCGTCATTGACCCCGGCGGGCCGGGCGAGTGGCGTGATCCGTCCTGCACCGGCCGCCCTGGCTGCGTGCGGGCGGAAATGGAAGAGATGATCCAGCGCGCTGAGGCGGCGGGTTGGACGTTCTCGCACTCGACCGGCGGAGTGGACATCGTGCGGCACCCCGATCGGGAAAATCCCGCACCCGAGAGCGGCCCGGAGATGGCGGGTGTCCCGGTCGGGAAAGCGGGGCTGGCCGACGGGGAGCGGATGGCAGCTAGGTGGGCGGCGCTGGCGGAGGGGCCGGCACCGCTCGGGACAACCCCTGAAATGCGCGAACTCGTCCGAGAGTACGGCCGGTTCATCAAGCGGGGCGACAAGGACGCCGAGATCGCCCGCCTCCGGGCCGAGGTGGAGCGGCTGACGCGGCAGGTGGATCACTGGATCGGCTATGCCCGCACGACTGAGACCCACGCCGCTCGCTTGGAGGACCGCCGCGCCGATCTTGCCGCGCGCGTCACGAAGCTGGAGGCCGAGGTGGAGCGGCTGACGGGCCTACTGCGCGTCGTCGCCTCGCTCGCCGGCACCGATGCGCGACTCTTTAAGGCTGAGGAAGGGGGAGAAGTCGGGATCGAGTGGGGGCGCAACCGCGAGGGCAGCGCCTTCTACGCGCTTTTGTCCAGCGGCGATGATGGGCTCGGCTACACCTTCTTCGACCGCGGTCAGGGAAGGCACCGCGCTGGCTCGGTTGACCTGAACTCCGGTTCCAATCCCGCCGACCTTCGCGCGTACCTTAGCGCCGCCCGCGACATCGCTGTGGCCGAGGCGGTGCGGGAGGCGTGCAAGCAGGCGGTCACCGGGACGTATGGCGACGCCCGGAACCATCACAGGATGGACGCCATCAACCTCGCCGCCGTGCTAACCGGCGTGACCGGGGAGGAGGGCTGATGAGCGCGCCGTACAAGGTCGATCTCATGAACACGGGCAGCGAGTTGTGCCGCGCGTGGGTCACACAGGGGCGTCGGGTCATCTGCATTGCCAACGGTATGCAAGGGCTCACGGTCACCGAGATGAACCGCGAGGTCCGGGAGCGCGGGGAAAAGATCGCCCGCGCCCTCGCGCTCCTTGACCGGGTCGGCGACGCGGCGGCGGATGACGTCGCGGCCCTGGTGGAGTGGGCGCGCCGGAACCCCGAGGCGTGGGCAGGGCTGAAGGCCGGGACAGCGGCGGTGGTGCCGGTGGAGCCCACGATAGAGATGGTGCGGGCGAGCAATCCAGTGGACGACGCTCAAGACTTGCTGGCGCACTTTACGTTGCACGAGGGCATCGCCGCCGGCCGGCTGGACAAGGAGAACGACGATGCCTGACACGATGATCGAGAGGGTCGCGCGGGCGATGCTTGCGGACATGAACGAGTACGACGGAGTGGCCGACGACGATGTTGACGGATGGCAGTCGCCTAGCGTCCGCGAAATCTACATTCGGCAAGCCCGCGCCGCCATCGCCGCGATGATGGAGCCGACGGACGGGATGGTGGAAACGATGATCATGCAGACCGCCCTGGACCCGCAACGGACGCCTGACGCCTATTCGGCCGTGCGACACGCCTACCGCGCCGCCCTCGCCCAGCGCGTCGCGGAGGCGGTGCGGGACCATCTGGACGACACGGTCCACGACGCGATCCACGACGCCATCGGAGATGTGAGCGAGCGCGACCGTGTGCGGTCCGATGTCCTCGGGGCAATGCGGGCGGCCGATCTCGGCCCCATCGTGGCCACCGCGATCAAGAAGGAGGGGGAGTGATGGGGACGGAACCGGGAAACGAGGCGTACTGGCGCACCCGCGTCGGGATGCTTCGAGCCGCTGCCAAGGACAAGGGGCCGTGCGAGGGGGCTATGCTGATGGCCGGCACGCTCGCGGAGATCGCGGACGTTCTGGAGGCCGGCCTTGATCGTGCGCCGACTGACAGTCACATCGCCCGCGCCCTCGCGCTCCTCAACCGGGTCGGCGACGTGGCGGCGGACGCGATTCTCAAGGGGGAGGCGGCGGTGGTGCGCGATGACGAGGTTCCGATGCCTCGAAACGCTGACCAAGCGGCGGGCATGACGTTTCTCGGTCACCGGTGGCTACAACAGCACGCGCCGGATCGGCTCACCGCCGCCGGCCGACTCGACCGGGAGGGGGAGTGATGAAGTGCGACTGCTGTGGCCGCTTCTTCAAAGCGTCCCCGCGCGCGATGTGGCAGATGGTCTATAGCGGCTTCCCGCAGACCCCCGATCGCGAAATTCACCGCTGCGAAACGTGCGTTGATCGCTTCGGAGAGTTGCAACCGCAGACGGGCATAGTCCCGGAGTTCAGCGTAGGGTTTCTGCGGCTCGCCGGCCGGCTGGACAAGGAGAACGACGATGCCTGACACGATGATCGAGAGGGTCGCGCGGGCCTTGTGCGAAGCGCAGGGGTTCACTTGGGAGCAAGCTGGCGACCCCATGCAAAGCGGGTCAGGCGAGGACGAACGAGACGGCTATGCGCTCCTCGCCCGCGCCGCCATCGCCGCGCTGATGGAGCCGACGGACGGGATGGTTGAGGCGTTGTTGAATGCGACGGCACGAGGCCGCGCCCCGTTCTACATCATCCGCGCCATGCTCACCGCCGCCCTAGAGGAGACCCCCGATGCGTGACCTGATCGCCCGGCTGGAAAGCGCGACGGGGCCAGACCGGGGGCTTGATGCCGCCATTCGCGAGACGGTGGGTCTCGTTTGGCGTGAGGACTTCTATGTCTGGTCTCAGACTGGAGCGCGGTATCGCGGTCAGGTAAATTTCACCGCCTCCCTCGACGCCGCCCTAGCGCTCGTTCCGAATGGCATGGCGTGGAGCGTTACGGACAGGCGGGCGGAAGGGTATGGTTCTCCAGGGTCGTATGCTTCTGTGTGGCGCATGAACCAGCTTGTCGGACGGCAATGCCCACACGAACTGCCAATCATCGCCCTCTGCATCGCCGCCCTACGCGCCCGGCTCACGACGGAGACCCCCGATGCTGACGAATGACGACCTCGCCGCGATCCGGGAGAGGGCCGAGAAGGCGACGCCGGGACCGTGGCACACCGTCGGCCACGATGCCCCGCGCTTGTACGCACAGGGGGAAGGCCAAGCGATCGGCGAGTTCTACCAGCCGCGAGGCTACGGCAACGCAGCCGCTAACGCCGCCTTCGTGGCGAGCGCCCGATCCGACGTCCCCGCCCTGCTGGCCCACATCGACGCCCTGATGGCCGACCTAAAGGCCGCGAACGACCGCGCATTCAATGCTGAGAACGACGCTCAGGAGGCGCGGCACTGGCAGCAGGAGGGCGATCGGACGGACGATTGGACCCAGCGGGTAAGGGACGATCACCCGTCGGCCAATCACCAGAACCACCGGCGCTATGCGACGGCGATGAAGTTGATCGGCAACCGACAAAGCAAGGCCGGGCTGGCATCGCTTGTCTGCCACCTCATCGCCGATCGGGACCGGCATGAAGAAACGGCCGTCGCGGCGGCTGAAAGGGTCGACGCCCTCACGGCGGAAGCCGCGCGTCTGCGAGAGATGCTGTCAAACGCGCAAGCCGAGCGCGACATGATCCGGCAGGACGCGATGCAGACCGCCGCCCGCGTTGCGGAACTGGATCGCGAAACCGAGCAACTGGCGACGGCGTACCGGAACCTATGACCCCGCCACTTCCGCCCCGCACGCCGCATAGCCCGCTAGATCAATCCAGCTATCGGCGTGCGTGGGATTGGCGGTCAATCGCGCGATCTTCACCGCCGCCATGCACAAGGCGACTTCCGCCGGGGTGACGGGGCGCCCGATGATCACGGACCACAACGCCGCAATGGTGCCGAAGGACTGTTCCGGCCCGCCGTATTCGTTGTTTCGGTCGGTCAGGACAGCCCGGCCGGCAGCGGCAAGGGTCCGGCCCCGGATCGTGTCGTCGGTCATCGGCGCAGCGTCGCGTTGATGGCGTCCGACGCCCGCCGCGCCCCGTTGCTGGTCCCGAAGTAGAAGCCCACCACGGCGGTCCACGCGGTCGCCAGCGAGCCGATGAGGACGAGGAGCGGTTCACGCCCCGCCTCGGGCAGCCCGAACGCCATGGCGAACCCCAGCGCCGCGAAGAAGCCGATCGTGATCGAGAAGGCTAGAGCCGGGGTTGCCCAGTCCCGCATAGCGGCATGACGGGCGCGCGCGTCGGCCCGGTCGGCGGCGTCGACGCGGATCACGTCCAACTCAATCTCCGCTAACCGCGTGCGGAGTTGGGACGCAAGCGCGGGATCGCCCGCAAGCGCCTGCGCCACTGCATCGGGATCGGTCTGCCCGGTGACGGCCTGCGCGACTTCGACAACCCTCTGTGCGATTTCCCCGGCCGGCTGACCCGCCACCCTTTCGGCAACGGCGGGGATCAGGTACGGCAACACGGCCCCCAAGAGGGGGATCAGCGGGATGGGCATGGGTCACTCCTTCACGAACAAGTCGCGTTCGGCAGCGCGGCGGCGCACAAGGCCCGGCAGATCGACGCCCTTGGCCTTGGTCCACCGGCCGAACTGATCAGCGGCGCCCGCGTAGTCCCCGGCGTTGAGCATCTTGACGAGGGTGGACGCCCCGAACGCCCCGGCCCCGATGTTGTAGGCGAGGCTCGCGCAGGCGCCGTGCTGATTAGGCGTGAGAGCAACCGTGACCGCGCGGCGAACCGCGATGGCGAACTGTCGGGCGTCAACCGCAAGGCGCACATCGGCTTGCTGTTGCGTCCACGTCAGGCCATCCACGATGTTGTCCCCGGTCGCCCCCCATCCGATCGTCCACACGCCCGCTGGGCAGCGGTAGGCCGTCAGCCTGCACCCCTCAAACTCCTTAATGACGGGGAGCGCGGCATTGACCGCGAGGGTGATCGGGTCAGTCGGGACGGGTGGAGGGGCGGCGGGCGCACGCACGCGGACGAACCGCTCCGCAAGGCGGGACCAGAGAGACATGACGCCTCCATCAATTCGGCTTGGGCGGCCAGTTCGTGTCGATGACGAAATCAAGGGGGTCTGCGCCCTCATCTTCCGGGGCAAACTCGACCTTGGGATGTTTGCGGGGTTCTTTCGGCGGCGGGCGCTTCGGGCGCTTCTCGCGCTTAGGCGTCACGGGGCTCGCCGTACATCCGGGTCAATTCGCGGAACGTCCGAAGGGGCGCGGAAAGAATTTCCCCACCTTCAATCATCATGTCCACGATGCCATATGTAAATCCGGTCGGTAACGCGCTGGCGTAGGACGGAACGTAGTTGTGCGGCATCGCGCAACCAACATTCACGACCGTGACGCTGTTTGCGTAGCCTTGCTTCGGTCGGCGCACGTAGTTGTAGCGGTGCGTATGGCCGAAGACGACGCTAAACGTGGTATCGTTCGCGATGGTGTTCTCGACGTTCTTCCCACCTAGCGGCTTGCCCATGATTGATTGCGGCGCGTGGGTAAAGCCAACGCCCCCGATCACCGTCCAGTGGCGATAGGCTTGGTGCGTCCAGCCGTGGCTTTCAAATAGCGTGTCGCGTTGGCCGGCGTACATGCCCCGCGCCTTGGGGTCGATATCTTCAGCGCGCTCGCATCTTTCTTCGTGGTTCCCGAACGTGATGTGCTTGCGCGGATGGTAGTCGGGCGACAACTGCGCCTCAAAGACCCGTAACGCATCCACCGCCGACGCCATGTCTTCCATGAACGATGGCTTCCCACGCGCCTTATACGTGTCCTCGCGTTCGTGCGTGGACAGGCTCGCGAAGTCGAGGAAGTCCCCGATGGACAGGATTACGTCGGGCCGGGTCGCTTCGGCATGAGCCCCCATCAACGCGAACCGGGACTTATCGGGAATGCGCGGATCGTCGTGCGCGTCCCCGATGACCATAACCCTCACCACCCCATCCGGCGGGCCGATCTTGCGGTACTTCGGCGCCTCGCGCGGCGCGAGGTCGGGAACCGGCGCCCCGAAGTCCTGCGTCAACTCCGCCGCTACCCGCCGGCCCTCGGCCGAGTAGATCGTACTTCCCAACGTTTTTGTGTTGATGCCCAATTCTTCCGCCGCACGAACGACGGATTTATCGTTCCGCAGCCACGCTTCGATGCGGGTGCGAACGCAGTTATCTTCAAGCTCGCGACCGGACATCACGAGCCGCCCATCTTATCCAGCCGCTGCTCGATCCGATGGAGGCTTTCCCCTACCGATCGAAGCTGGACCTCCAACTCGGTTAGCCGCGTGCTCGTTTGCTCATTCTGGCTAATCCAGCGTTCGATGTGATCCACGCGGGTCGTGAGGCGTGACGCCCACCACACGAAGCCGACAAGATGGGCCAGCGTCACGACGCCGAGGCCCAGGATGGGGGTGACATCGCCCGCGTTCACGACGGGTCCCCGCCAAGATGGATCCGAAGGCTGCTGCCCTCGACCCCGCACGCCACGCCCCTCATGGGAGATAGCATCATCACCGCCGCCTTGCCGTCGGGCAGACGAACCAATGCCCACACGTCGCCGTCTCCGTCCGTGAACTCAGCCACCGGGGCCGCCTTCATCGCCTTTAGCAGTTCGACCGCCCGATCTATGGGCATACACGGAAGCCGAACTTGTGCCGCGACCGGGCTCGACACGAAAGCGAGCGCGACCGCAGCGGCATAGACCGCTGGCCTCATGGAGGGCTCCTATGTGGGTATGGATGTAGAGGGCGCCGCCCGCTATAATGGGCGGATGCTAAAAATCGTACAGTTGGCAATCGTGATCTATGTGACGTGGTTCCTGTTGTACGGCGGAACTCAGGTCACCACGACGAACCCCTTGGCCGCCGGCTTTGTCGGGTGGCTATGCGCCTTTCTCTTCACTTGGGCGTGGATGGTGATCAGGTCCTCATTCGCCGGTCTGGCCGGGGCGGGGAAGCGCCATCATTGACGCCACGATGGCGACGGCCGGCTCGCTGTTGGGTGCGAGAACCGACAGGCGCTTAAGACGGTCAATGGCGTTGGGGTCCGTCAGAATGTCCGCCAGTTCTTCGGCGTTGCGCTTGTACCGGGCGCGCCGAATGAACTCGTCAATGGTCTGCTTGGGCTTCAGCGCCTGCGCCGCTCCGCCCTGTTCCATCTCGCGCGTCAGAAGACGATTGAACTCGGTCTGAGACCCAGGGGCTTGCCGGCGTCCAGTGGCTTCAAGGACTTGAAGCAGGTTTTCAAATCCCTGCCGGATTGATGTGCCGTTCTTCGGGTCCAATGCCTCTAGAGCGGCGGCAAGATTGCGTTCCTGCTGGGGGTTGCCCGCCACAAGGACGCGGAACCGCGCCCCGGCGTTCTCGGCATTCGTCAATTGCTTCTTGGACGCATCGTTAAAGGCGTTTTGAAGAAACTGGCGCGTGAGGTCGCGAGCGGCAGTCGGGTCCTTCTCGTTGACTTCAAGGATCGCGCGGCGCACGGCGTTCGGCGTCAGCGTCTCAGGCTTCGCGGGGAACAGGATTTGGCGCTGCTTGGCAAAGGCGCCGGGGTCCAGCGGGTCGGTTGCGGCAAGCTGCCCGACAGGCGACCGGACGGCCGGGTTGACGACGTTCTCCGTAATTTCCTGGTATGACCTAAGCCCCTTCGCAAATTCGGGGCTGCTGCTTTCCATGCGCGTTCGAAGGTAGTCTAGCGCCTCATTAACGCGCGCCTCGGTTTCCTTGGAAATGGCCGGGCCGCTTAGATCAGGTCGGTCCAACGTGTCGCGAACCGCCTTTCTCAAACGGTCGAGATTGGCAATGTCCGTGATAGGCTCGCCATCGGGCATAAGGCGATCCCGAAGATTGCGTAGCGGCCCGCTAGACAAATACCCCGTTTTATCGGACGCCATGATCATGTCGAGATTGGCGACCAGAGAACGCACCTTTTCGTCAGGAACGCTCACGGTGTCGGCGGCTTGATACAGCGGATTGACCGCCTGCGTCCGCGCCCTCACCGCGTCGTCAATGACGCCTTGCGCGGCGGCTTGAAGGCGCGGCGGGATTTCGCTCGGGTCCGCGACAGCCGGGCCGATGCCATCCAGTTCGCGCGTCACCGCGCCCTGGACCTGCCCGGGCCGGCGATTGAGGAGGTCCTGCATAATGATGCCGCCGCCGCGCGATTGTTCCACAACGCGCTGAACGTCCTGCAACGGCGTGCGCCCCGTGACTTGGGCCAGCGCCTCGGCCACCGTCAGATCAATGCCTTTCCCGCGCGCCGTTTCAATGAGCCGCTGCGCCATCTCCACCTGAGACGGGGTGACGCCCTCTAGGGCATCCCGCGCGATGGACGATGACGTTGCCGGGATGGATCGAACGCCGCCAGCGAGAAGCGGGAGCGTAACGCCCGCCGCGACGCGACCGGCCTGCTCGTAAGGCGTGCCCTCCAAAGCCTGCCCAGCGGCTTCGGCGCCGCCACCTCCCAAGGCCCCGGCGATGATGCCGCCAGCCCCGAACGGCGAACTGGCCGCGCCCTCGATTGCACCGGCCGCGATCTTGCCAGCGACACTTTCTGGCCGGCGGTTTACGGGCAACCCAATGCTTTGAAGAAACCCGGCAACGGCTTCCGACGACGGCAGAAGCGCCATCGGAGGGGCGTTGTACGCCGGGGGAAGGCCAATCGCCTCGCCACCCGCGCGAACGCCAGCGGCGATCAATTGGTCAATCGCGTTCGGCAAGCCGATAAGATTGGAAACGCCCCGAAGCGCGGCGCCCGACGCAATTTCTTGGGCACTGGCCGCCGCCTCGCCGCCCGCGACAACGCCCGCCTTGATGCGGTCGCCGCGCGACGGGATAAGGTCCGCGAACTCGTCGTTAGGGATCAGGTCATCGAACTCGCCAGCCATCACAAATCTCCCGGAGGCTCAACCCCAAGATCGCGCAGCCGCTTTGCAATGGCATCCCTGGAAGCGCCCCTCGCGATCGCGGCGCGCGCTCGCTTGATTTGGTCTTCCTGCTCAGGCGTGTACGTCACGCGGGGCGTGTCTGACCCGCCGCCCGCTTGCCGGCCGCCCGGCAATGTGAGCCCTGCGAAGGCCGGGTTCTTCTCAGAGTACTCGTCCCACGTTTGGCGGAACCGGCGCACCGCGTCGAACCCTTCGGCGTCGGCCCTCGCCAATCCGCGCTGATACTCAATTGTCCGTCGCGCCTTCCGGCGGGCAACTTCAAGAATTAGCTCATTCGCCTCAGGGCGGTTGCTTAGACTAACCTGCGCCTTCTCAAGGAACTCACGGTCAGCATTCGAGAACCCGTTTGCCGGGATGCCGCCAGCGCCGATCTGGTCCATGACAAGCCGGCTGATGATTGACCGCGCCGCCTGCGCCGTGGCGGGTAGCTTCGGATCAATGCCGAAACGCTCAGGGTTAATGCCGACGCTCTGCATCGCGCCGCCAAGGGTCGCGATGCTTGGCGCCAGCGCCCCGGTCTCAATCTGCCCCAAAAGCCCGGACAGGGTTTCGACCGACGCTATGGTGTCCCGCGCCTTGGACGCCGCATCACTTGCGGCCTGAACCTCCGTCGCAATGTCCTTGCCACGCGCCGCCTCGTAAGCCGTCTCTGCGCGTGGAAGGACAACTTGAGGCGCGTTGTTCGGGGCGTCCCCAAGGCGACGACCCAGGCCGCCGGGCGCGTTGACGTCGCGTTCAAAAACGCCGCCGTTGACCGTAACGGTCGGCGACGGGCGAGGCGTTTGCATTGACGCCGACAGATAGGTCCGCCCCGCGCCATCAGGGTCCGCAAGGATGATTTGCTTCTGCGCGGGCGTCAGCTTGGCATCGGCGTCAAGCGCCGTCCGCAACGCCTGCCGGGTCGCGCGCTGTTGTTCGCCCGCCGCGATCTGGCCGCCGATCTGAGCCTTTTGGACCAGTTCGCGGACGTTCTGATTGCCCGTCTTTTCGACGTTGGCGAGAGCCGTTTTCCCCGCCTCTCCGATGGCTCCGAACAAGGACGGAGACCTACTCGCCATCATGCCAAGGCCGAGTTGCAGCAAGAGGTCGTAGGGTCGCGCGGCGCGGTCCTGCTCAACGGCCTGCTCATATGCCTCCGTCGTCAGTTCGGGGAACACGGCGGGCGCACGTCGGCGCGGACCCGCCCCGCCAAATTGCGTCAACAGGGCTTCAAGAGCGCCGGTGTCCAGTGCGCCAACTTCGTCTTCGGCGCCGGGGATCATGCCAGTCATAGGTCACCCTTGATTGCGAAAGCCGGGGACGCCAGTGCCGCCGGGGCCGAGCCAGCCAAGCCCACGAGGCCCGGCGATCCCGACGCCCGTGGCGCCGGCACCGATCACCTGAGACATAAGGCTCGCGCCCGGTGCCGTCGTCGTCGTGGTCCGCTCGAAAGGCGTCCCGGCGAGCACCGACTGAAGGTATTGCTGCATCCGCATGGGGTAGTCGCGAGCCTCGCGAAAATCCCCATACTGAGTGTCAAAGATGCCCTGCGCGATGCCGCGCTCCTGCCCGCCAAGCTGGTTGAGCATTTGAATGATCGCCATTTCGTTTCCGAAGCCCGCTTGGCCGAGGTTCGCAAGCGCTTGGCCCGACGCAAGGTCTCGATTGGCTCCGGCGTTGGTAATCTGGTCAAGCAACTGCGCGATCTGCAACCCGCGACCTTGTTCCGTGTTGAACTGTTGCTGTCCGCTTTCGAAAGCCTGCGATGCGACTTGCCCGACCTGCCGTTGCGTCTGGTCGCGTTGAAGGCTCTCCGCAACCGCCTGCCGGGACCCGCCGAACGCGCCGGCCTTCGCCGCGCGCGCGCGAATGTCGTTGAGGTTCCGATCGCCCGTGCGCTCGATTTCCCCGAACACGGCGTCCATGTAGGGGTTCATAAAGGCTTCGGTGTCGCTGTCCTTGAACCGCTGGCCGGAGGCAAGGGCCACGCCCCGCCCGCCGCTGTCCACGCCGGCCGCGCCGCGCACCATCCCCGCCGCTTCGCCTAGGAACGGGTTGCCGGTAACGCCCCGTGCGCTTGCCCGAGCCTGCATTTCGTCGGGCGTGAGCCCCGCGACGCGCGGCCCGGTGTACTGGATCGGGCGCCCGATGTTTTCCGGGTATGCGCCGGCCGCGATTTGTTCGGCGGTAATCAAGTTCCGCCGGCCGGCATCCTCGACCCATCCGGGAACGCCCTGCGTCGCCGTGGTGGTCTGCTTCCCGGTCCCCAACAGGTTTCCAAGCCAGCTCATATCACCACACCCCCATGTCATTGCTGTCGGACCATTCGGCCGACGGCGATCCCTGCCACCCGCCGCCCTGATCGCCACCGCCACCGCCCACATTGTCGTAGGGGCCGAAGGCTGCGTTGCGGCTGTCGTAGGCGTTCATAAATCCAGTGTTGGCCTGATCAAACGTGCTGTCCCCGAACATCCCCATGGACAGCGCGGCGGCAAGAGCGGGGCCGTACTCAACGGTTTCCGGCAAGCCGAGGTCTTTCAACCCCGCGTTCGCCGCGCGAACGTCAAGCCCGACGCCGCTCGCCGTTCCCAAGCCGGGAACGCCCATCAGCGCCCCCAGGACCGTGCCGCCTAGCCCGTACTGCGTCCCGCCGACGATGTTGCGGCCCGACCGTCCCGCTGCATCAGGCATACCCATGCCGCCGTCTTCGGCGCCGCGCGTCTCAATCGGCATGTCAACGCGGGGGATCGTCGCCGCATCGGCTGGCTTCTGTTCTGTGGCCTGGACCTTCGACGGGGGCGAATAGCCCCTCACGCGATCGGCGCCGAATAGGCCGACCAGCACGTCAAGCATGGATGCCATGGATTACCTCCGCCCGCCGGCCGGCTGAATTTCAAGCTGCACCGCCCCCAGACGCCAAGTCGTCGCCGGGTCGGGCAGGCTTTCGATGCGGACCCGGACTTGTCGGGCGGGCACGCGCATCGTCACGTCCTCAGTGGAAGGCCCGGCTTGGAACGGCCCCTCCGTCGTTTCTACACCTTGGGGCTTGTCGCGGGTCAAAAGGTAGAAATTGACGCCGACCGCCATGTCCTTGAAGTCGGGCACCCAACGGAACACGTCCATCAAGGGCTCGCCCTCCCCAAGTTCGACGGGGGACGATTCGATGTAGACTTCCGAGTAGGCCGCGCCGTTGTCGCCGGTCCCGCTTTCCATGAAGAAGAGGTTGCCGTCGTCGGTTGCGGCTATCGGGTTTCCGACCCCGGAACGATCCGCCCACGCTGTAAGGTCGAACGTCCCGATGCTCCACTCGCCCGTGACATAGTTCCACGTCACGTATCGCGAGCATTCGAGGTTGTCGGTTCCGGTCGGATAGAACGTCCACAGTTCCGTGAACTGGCTATTCGACCCGGTGTAAATCTTGACATCTTGCACCGGGGACAGCGTGTCAAACACGTAGTCCCGAACCGGGCAGTCGATCGCCTTCGGGGCGCTGCCGTCGTAAAGGAAGAACTGCCGGGATTGCCCGACCCAGAATGCCCGCCCATCTTGCTCAGAGAACGCGCGCGGCCCGATGATGCCGCACTCCGTCCCGAGGGGCTGAAACGAGAACACGAACGTCCCTTCGCCCGTGTAGCGCATGGCGTAAAGGGCGCGATCGGTCCAGATTAGATTTTGCCCGACGGACGCTTTGCCGCAAATGCCTTCGGACCCGATGGCGAGCGTGAAGTCGCCCGATTGGTTCGTGTCGCTCGCCGTCCATGCCGTGTTGTCCTCTTGGTCCGACCACCGGACTAGCCGAGGATCGTAGACCGAAGAGAGGTTCGTGGACCCCACGCACACGACATGCCTTTCGGGGGTGACGAACATATAGCCAATCTGAGCCGGGGCGTTGCTCACGACCGCCGCGCGTTGGGACGGGTTTAGCTGCCATTGATACAGGCCGTCGTATCGGGGATTAGCGAGGAGAAATTCACCCCACGCCGCAAGGCTCCATGTCCGCGCTTGGTTCTCTTGGGCACCACCGCCAAGGCCGAAGCCACCGGACCCAAACCCGCCGACGCCGAATCCACCACCTCCGAGGCTGTCGTCGTTTCCGACGCCGATTTCCGCTTTCGCCTGGACGGTCGTTGAGCCGCCCGAAGACGATGCGTTCGCCGTGCCCACGCCGGTGACGGTGAACGTGCCAGTCGTCGGAACCGTCTGGACGACGTAGCTCTTGAAGTGCCGCGCCACCACGCTCGCGCCGCCGCCCGTGGCCGATGACGTGGCAACGGCCGAATGATAGATCAGGTACACGTCTGCCGTTAGAACGGTGATCGTGTAATCGCCTGAGATTGTGATCCCGCCGACCGCCGATGCGCCTGAAAAGTTGACGATTTCGCCCGTGACGAAGCCATGCGCGGTCTGCGTCACCTCGACCGCCGCCGACGCGCTAACAGTGGTGAACGGGCTGGAAAGCGTGGCGTCGTCGCCGCCGACCGTGAGGTTGTTAACCGCTCCGGCGGGCGTGTGGATATAGACGTAATCGCCCGGCGATAGCCCGTGCGTCGTCCATGTGACCGTCGCGGTTGACGATCCGTTCGTCGTCGCGATGGGGTCCGTGCCCAGCGTGGCCGATAGGCGGATGGGCGTGATGTCATAGAGCCGGCCGCCGTAGTAGGCGTATAGCTTCTTCGACGTGCCGACCGCGCAATACGAGTTTCCGGCGTTGTCCGACCACGGGAGCAAGCCCCGGCATCGCCCGACGAACGTGCTGATGCCCGCCAGTTCCCGCCCGCCGATGGGCTGGGGAAGTCCACGGTAGAAGCGCACCTTGTCGCCGTCCGTCCACCGGGGGCGGCTTGCCAACTCCGTTTCGTCCTTGACGATGCCCGGCTGGAATTGGAGGCGCGCGTAGGGCATTAGATCATCGTCCGCGCGGGGATGCCCATCTGGCGGGTCGAGAAGTTCCGGCCGAAGGGCGATGCACTGAGCGGGTTGCTCATGGCGTTGGTCTGCTGCGCGCCCGTGGCACCGGACCCGAACTGGCCGGGCGAGGCGCCGAAGAGGTCGCCAAGGCGGGCCATTCCGCCGCCCGCAGCAGGACGCCCGAGCATGTTCGGGCTCCCCATGCCGCCCCCAAACAACTGCCCAAGGATGCCGCCGAGCCAATCCGGCTGGCCGCCCGTGTTGGGCATCTGCGTGGGGATCTGCTGGCGCGGCGTTTGAAACGCTGGCGGCTGCATCGCGGGGGGCTGCGCGGACGGAAGCGGCTGCCCCGTAACCGTCTGCGTGAATGCCGGTCCCTGCCGCGCCGCAATCGGATCGAACCCCGCCGGGTTAAGCCGGGGATCGTCAGGCGACATGGACCGCCGCGCCTCGCCGTAACGATCCGAAAATTCCGGCGTGGCAATCAGCGCATTGCGATAATCGTTGATGCTGCCGCCGACGTTGTTCCACGCCGCGAGGTCCGACGTGGGGGCATCGCGCCCCAGGACTTCGCGATAGGTCGCGTTAAGCTGGTCCTGAGTGAGCATGTTAGCCTCCGTTCACGATGGCGCGCAGGGTGGCGCGACGTTCCGCCCATGCGGTGTATCGGGCTGGCATTTCATTGCCGGCCGCGATGTCTTCGATCCACCTTGGCTCGAACTGTCCATCGGTGATGGCGAGCGCGGCGCGGGCCTGTTCCGCCGTCATGGGCGGGGGATCGCCGTAGGTGTAAGATGCCGTTGCGCTGTTGGCGCCGATGGTCCACGCCCGTCCGGTGGTGATCTTGCCTTTGGGGGGGCTCGCGCCCGTATCCGTGGCCGGGAGCGCCGTGAGCGGGCCGAGGACCAGCGCCCCGGTGGGCGGCACGCTCGGCGGGCTGATGTTGTGCCCACGCGCATGGAGCATGGCCGCGACGGCAGCGGGGTTCCAGCCGGCGAACTCGGCGACGACCGCGCCGTCCTCCACGATGACGTGCATGGTCATGGGTCAGGGCTTCCTGATTGCAAGGTACGCGTAAACTTCGGTCAAGGTGTTCCAACCGGTTGTGGAGTTATCAACGTAAAAGCCAGTCGCTGATGGCCTCGGGGCATTTAGGCCGGTGAACTCAGCATTTGACTCGCTTGGCCTTATCTCCACACCGTTACTGGAGCCGGTCGAAAATCCACGAGCAAAGTCTTGCAGCCTCCAGGGGTCGATATTAAGTGTGCTTTTGGAGAGCAAGAATTGGGGCTCCCACCCCAACGTAATCGTCTGCCCGGTCGCCCCGTTGCCCGTGTAACTCCCGCACTGCACGATGCCGTCCGAGGCCGTGTCGTGGGCGAAGAGGTAGGCGACGTAGGTGCCGCCCGAGGCGTTTACAGCGGTGTTGTCCCCGAGTGTAAATTCAGAAGACGTCGGAGCAGTGTCGTTCCAATAAGTGTTGTTGTCGGCAGTAGCGTCCGCAAGATTGAGGAGCAGTGCATTATCTTTAGGAGTCCCGGTGTTTCCACGGTGATACACTGCCCAATTGTCGCTTGAGTCCCGTCGCTTGACAATAATCATTCCCGGCGTCGTGCCGAGGCCGTGCGCGACCGTTCGGGCCGATCCCGTCCCCGTGTACGTCACCACATCAAAGAAGCGGGCGGCGCGGGCGAAGGACCATGCGACGTATGTTCGCAGCGAAGAGTTAAGCTGGCTGAAGGCCCCGTTCTGCGTAAACGAAAATCCGTTTGAGTTGAAAGTCAGGTAACTGAAGGTGGACTCTGCGTCCGTCTTGTTGGTTACAAGGTACTTGTCGCCGCCACGCCCTGAGTCAAACAGCGTGTGATCGTCTGCACTGGTTCTGGACTTGACCCAGACAAGTCCGCCTCCTGACAGGTTGACGCCATTAACGAAAGAGCGAGTGACGTCGTTGCCCGTGTAGAGCGTCGTGGCGAACACTTGCGAAACGACCGGCGCCCCGCCCGCCGCCCCTTGGAAAAACGGGATCATGCGCTTGCCCACGCCCGGCGACCGTGCCAGTTCGTGCCCGCGTTGTAGGTCACGAAGGCCAGTTCGTCGGTCCCGGTCGAGGTCAGCGTCGGCGCGCT